CGCAAAAAATCATTCTGTGCTCGGATGTCGGGAATGCCCGGCCCCATGAAAGATGAGAATGGTAAGCCTACCCGCAAAGCGGCCTCTCTTGCAAGATGGAAGTGCTGATATGACTACAAACTCAGACACAGTTAAAAACACACTGGATATTGTTTCAGCGTTTGCAGCCGTAGGATCATTCTTGGAAATGTTTACCCCAATTTTTGGTTTGGTTGGCGCAATCTGGACATTGATGCGAATCGCCGAAATGATTGCGGGTAAACCATTTGCGGAGATCATCCGTCGAAAGAAGGGTGAGTAACCGTGCCATTTCCTCTGCTTGGACTTGCTAGTTTGGCTGGGCGTGAATACGCTTATTCACAACCTACTTTTACAGAGCAGGACAATCTGCTTAAGGTTTTAAGCCCACAAACGTATTACACCAATCAGATTATTAACTACCTTGCGGATAAGTTTGATATTGATAGCAGCTTACCACGTGCACAATACCAAGTGCAAGACGCTTCTCGTGAAGTTTACGGTAATGGGCCAAAAGGTATAAGCCAAGAAGAGTACGACAGACAAATGGCAGACCTAAGCGCACAAGTAAACGCGCCGGGGGCTGTGGAGAAGTTTGAAAATTATCTTCGTGATGCTGACTACGGAACTATTAGTCCCAATACTCAAAATTTTATGGGGCCCCAAGCAGAAGATAGCAACGCTTTTACATTCGGTTCAGACACATTTCCTGTTACTGTAGGGCAGCTACCTGTAGAGAGTAACTTTTCGCCCATACAGCTAGAAGCATTAGAACGGGCTTTATTGGGCGGTGGTTTTGAAGTTGGCCCCCAACCAGATGTTCCAGATACCCCACGTAGACCTGACTTTACACCAGAGGGGTCTGGCAGCGGTTTTATGCCCCAAGGTGGTGGTAAAAATGAATTTGATGTGCAACAAGAGTACGAGCAATATTTACGTGGCGGACTTACTGGATACAGGAGATAATCATGCCAAGCTCAAGTAAAAAACAACACAACTTCATGGCAGCGATTGCGCATAACCCTGCGTTTGCCAAGAAGGTAGGAATTCCGCAGAGTGTAGGGAAAGACTTTAATGAAGCGGATAAAGGTAAGAAGTTTGGCTCCGGTGGGATGGCCCGCCCCGACCTTCAAAAGATTAACAAACCCAAGACACTTCACGGGAAGATGTCAATCATGAAAGGTGGCGGTATGGCTAAGAGCGACATGAAAGAAGACATGAAGATGGACTTGAAACAAGACAAGTCTATGATGCAAAAGGCTGTGAACAAACACGAAAGTCGTTTGCACAAAGGTCAACCTATGACTAAATTGGCTGGTGGCGGCTCCGCCTCTAGCCGTGCTGATGGCTGCGCTACAAAAGGCAAAACCAAAGGCACAATGATTAAGATGAACATGGGCGGAATGTCCTGCTAAGGAACACTATGGCTGATCCAATCTACACTGCTGAAATGGGTAAACCACCCACGGATCCCGAGGGCGTGCCAGCTTCTAAGAAGTCCGCGCCTAAGACTCCAGCGCCTAAAAAGCCTGTGCCTAAAGATACAGTCTACCGCGAAGGTATGCCTGTACCGCAAGACATTGATGGCGCATCCGTTAAAAAGATGGCTAAGGGCGGTATGACTGCCTCTAGCCGTGCTGATGGATGCTGTACCAAAGGCAAGACACGTGGAAAGATGGTGTAATCATGGCTACAAGATGGGACAACCTACCCGGACTCAATGACGATGTCCTTGAGCGTGCCAGAGAAGATTTTAAAAAAGGCGCAAAAGGCCGTAACGTAGACTCTTCTAAACTTACTGGCGGCGCTAAAGAAGCCGTTCGGGAAGCTGGCAAACGTGCGGATAATCGTAACGTTGGTCGTGCTGGTGCGGGTCAAGCTATGTTTGAACTTGGATACATGGCTGGCCGCAAAATTGACGAAAAGACCGGTCTTGGTAAAAAGATGGTTGATAAGTCTGGGCTTGGTGATGCAGCCGAAAAAGCAGCAAGCCGACGCGATAAAGTTGAGTTGTCCAAAGACGCTAAAGCTCGCTTAGACGAGGAAGAAGTTGATAACTATCGACGTGATACCGACTCTGCTGAAAAAGCCCGTAGAGAGTATTCTGGTCGTTATGAAGACGGTACTCGCTTGCCCGATGAGGAAAGCTACAAAGGCGATGGCATGAAGAAAGGCGGCGCAGTTAAGTCAGCTAAGTTCATGTCATTCTCTAAAAAGGGTAAGCCCGCAGGTATGAAGCCTGTTACAAAGATGGCTTCCGGCGGTTCATTCCGCGCATCTGCTAATGGTATCGCTCAGCGGGGTAAAACCCGTGGAAAGATGGTGTAATTTATGATGGCATCCCGTGGAATGGGTGATATTCGCCCAAGCAAAATGCCCAAGGGCAAGCGTAAAGCTCGTCGGGATGACACTGACTTTACACAGTATGCTGAAGGTGGGCCTGTTGGCTTATATGCCAACATTAACGCTAAACGCAAACGCGGTGAGAAAATGCGTAAACCCGGGCAAAAGGGTGCTCCTACAGCCCAAGATTTCATAAACTCTGCAAAGACGGCTAAAAAATGACCACATCTGGAGTTGCAGCGTTTAATCTTGACCTCACGGAGATCGTTGAGGAAGCGTTTGAGCGTGCGGGCTCTGAACTTCGCACGGGATACGACTTACGTACTGCAAGACGAAGTTTGAATCTTCTTTTTGCAGACTGGGCAAACCGTGGCATTAACATGTGGACATTTGAGCAAGGTACGCTTACCTTTACCCAAGGTTTGGCTACGTATGCGCTACCAGACGATACAGTGGACTTGCTAGAGCACGTCATTCGCACGGGCGCAGGCAACTCTTCCACACAGTCTGACCTAACAATTACCCGTATTAGTGTTTCTACCTATGCGACCATCCCCAACAAAATGCAGCAAGCCCGCCCAATTCAGGTGTGGTTTCAGCGTTTAGATGGACAGACTTCGTCTATTGGCACTAAGTTAAGCGGCGGTATTTCTGCTACGGCCACCACAATTACGCTAGTTTCCACAGTTGGATTGCCAACTACTGGCTTTGTTTTGATTGGTAGCGAGACTGTCCAATACGGTTATATCAGCGGTAATCAGTTGATGAACTGCTTCCGTGGCCAGAACAATACCACAGCAGACCAACACGCGGATACCACAAACGTCTATTCACAAAACTTGCCATCCGTCACTGTTTGGCCGACTCCCGATGGATCACAAACCTACCAATTCGTTTATTGGCGCATGCGCCGTATTGATGACGCAGGTGGCGGCGCTCGGACTATGGATGTACCTTTCCGTTTCCTGCCCTGCTTGGTTGCTGGACTCGCCTACTACCTTGCACTTAAGGTAGAAAACGGCGCTCAGCGTCTGGACGTCCTTAAAGCTCAATACGACGAAGCTTGGCAGTTAGCTGCTGGCGAAGATCAAGAACATGCTTCTTTGAGGTTTGTACCGAGGCAAATGTTTATTGGGAGCGGTACGTAAATGGGCAATAGGTTTGCTTCCGGTAAGAACAGTATCGCCATGTGCGATCGCTGTGGCTTCCAGTTCAAACTAACGGCGCTTCGTAAAGAAATTCAGAAGACCAAGATTTACAATCTGCTTGTTTGTCCTGAGTGCTGGGATCCGGATCAGCCGCAGTTGTTGCTAGGCATGTATCCAGTTGATGATCCGCAGGCTGTACGTAATCCCCGTAGAGATACGACTTACTACACTGCTGGTACAAATGGACTACAGACAGTTAACTCGACTAGCAATGCCCCGGATGCTGCTGGTTACGTTACGGGTGGTTCTCGGGATATTCAATGGGGCTGGGCTCCAGTTGGTGGATCGAGTACTTTTGATGCGTCTTTAACACCAAATTACTTGGTGGCAACGACATATGTTGGTACAGTTACGGTAACAGTTACTTAGGAGATTAAAATGGGATTCAGAAAAGCAGCAGATGGCGTTACCAAATCAGGTAAAACTAAAGGTACAAACCTTGGTGATAGCGGCCCAACCGTCGGCATTGAAAGCGGTGCTAAAGGCGGCAAAGGCAAGGGCGGCAAGACTAATGCAGACATGATGTCTATGGGCCGTAATTTGGCTAAAGTCGCTAATCAGAAACGAGGCTAATCATGGCTACACAAGTTAAACCAACTACAAAAAATAGCCCCCCAATTAAAACTGGGTCTAATCGCAACAATAAACCCGCTTCAGCTTACGTTGATCGCGCTAAAGAGGCTACAAGCCAGCTTGCCGCACGCCCAAACAAAAGCAAGCTTGACGAGTACGATGTGACTATTGGCAACATCAGCAAGTCTGCTGGTAATGAGCCTGTTAAAACAACCGGCATCAAGATGCGCGGTACAGGTGCAGCTACTAAAGGTCTGATGTCACGAGGCCCGATGGCATGAATTACACCGAGTTAAAAGCTGCTATTCAAGCCTACACGGAGAACACGGAGACAAACTTCGTGGCGGAAATTCCTGTCTTCGTGACTCAGGCTGAGCAGCGCATTTATAACTCGGTGCAGTTTCCTTCTATTCGTAAGAACGTTACCAGTACGATCGCTATTAACACGAAATATTTAGATTGCCCGCTTGACTTCTTAGCTGTCTACTCAATGGCGGTTATTGATTCTGATGGCAACTACGAATATTTGCTTAATAAAGACGTTAACTTTATCCGTCAGGCATACCCTAACCCAACAACAGATACAGGTACGCCTAAGTACTACGCGTTGTTTGGCCCAACAGTATTGAGTTCTACAATCTATGACGAGCTTTCGTTCATAATTGGCCCGACAGCGGATAAAAGTTACGGCGTTGAGTTGCACTATTACTATTACCCAGAGTCCATTACAGTTGCATCAGATGGTCAGACATGGCTGGGTGACAACTTTGATACAGTGCTTTTGTACGGTTCATTAGTCGAGGCTTACACCTACATGAAGGGTGAGCAAGACATGATGGCGCTATACAACGGCAAATATCAAGAAGCTTTGGCGCTTGCAAAACGTTTGGGCGATGGTATGGAGCGTCAAGACGCTTATCGTTCTGGTCAGTTCCGTCAGAAGGTAACTTGATATGGCGATTGTCCAAACCCAAACTACCAGCTTTAAGGCGCAGTTGTATCAAGGTATTCACGACCTAACAACTGACGTTATCAAGATTGCCCTGTACACGGCTAACGCTAATCTGAATGAAGACACAACTGTATACAGCACAGATAATGAAGTAGCGGCTACGGGTACGTACTCAGCGGGCGGCTCGCAATTAACACCTATTACAGTTAGCACTTCTGGTTCTACGGCGTATGTGGGCTTCCCCAATATTGCTTGGACAGGCGCAATCACAGCTAGATGCGCGTTAATCTATAACGTTACGCAAGGCAACAAATCCGTTGCTGTGTTGGACTTTGGTTCAGACAAGACTTCTACGACCACATTCACAATTACCATGCCGACCAACGGCGCAACCACTTCGTTGATTAGGAGTTCAAATTGATTGTTACTACAACCAAAGGTGATATGGATGAATCTCTACTTGAGAAAAGAGGGGGAGTCGTCGATAATGAGAACGAATACACCACTTGGGTGGAGTATTGGTTAGAGGGTGAATTGGTGCATCGTTCAGCCCATGTAGCCCTGAAGAAAATGCCCCCCATTGTTGCTGAAGCAGCATCTCTTATATAAGGAAACATCATGGCTAATACCCAAGCAATGTGCACTTCGTTCCTAGGCGAAGTTCTTACTGCAACCCATAATTTTGGTGTAGCGCCTATTCGCGCTGCTACCACTGCTGACACGTTTAAAGCAGCTTTGTATTTGACAACCGCAACGATTAATGCGTCAACCACTGTGTACTCTTCTACTGGTGAAGTGACAGGCACAAACTACACGGCTGGCGGTGTAACAGTAACAAATGCAACTGCGCCTTTGTCTACAAATACATCAACCACTGCCGGTACAGCTTACTGGACGCCTTCAGCTTCGATCACGTACACAACCGTGACTTTGTCTACAGCGTTCGACACAGTATTTATTTATAACTCTACTCAGAGTAATAAGGCTGTCAGCGTACATACCTTCGGTTCACAGACAATTACCGCTGGTACATTTACATTGACTATGCCTGCTAATACCACTGCTGCTGCGTTGTTGCGTATCGCTACAACCTGAAGGTAGGGTATGGCTCTCGGGTGGGGCGATAATGCGTGGGGTGAATACAGTTGGGGCGGCTCGATTCCTATTACGGGCAATCAAGCTGTTTCGACCGTTGGCACGGCCTCGCCTATCGTTTCTGTAGCGATTACAGGTGTAGGCGCTTCGGGAGCTGTTGGTACAGTTGTTCAGAGTCAGTCAGCCGCTGAGATTGGTGATTTAGCGACTGCTTCGGTTGGTACGGTTGGGGCTTCTGTTACGGTTGCTTTGACTGGGGTTAGTGCAACAGGGTTAAATGGTACGCCTTGGGGCTACGACACTTGGGGTAGTGAGGCTTGGGGTGGTGCTGGTTTAGGTATTGAATACGGGTTTGGGGTTACTGGGGTAAGTGCTACTGGCGCGGTTGGTAATGTTTCAGTCGCGGGGCGTTCAATTGCGTTAACAGGAGTTGGGGCTTCTGGCGAAGTTGGATCAGTAGTAAATGCGGTTACTAGTGCGATAACAGGAGTTTTGGCAACGGGTAGTGTAGGTACAGTTGTAGCTACAAGTACTCTAGGCATTACCGGTAACTACGCACAGGGTGAAGTTGGTGGGCCGATTGTTCCGCTGAACTCCAACCAAGCGCAGGGTTATGTTGGTACAGTAACTCCGGGTAAAACTGTTGAGTTGACTGGTGTAGGTTCAACGGGTGCTGTAGGGATAATGGGTACGCCTAGGACGCTTAGTTTGACAGGTAACGGGGCGACGGGTAGTGTTGGAAATGTGGTGGCTGTTTATTGGAAGCTCATCGACGACAAACAATCAAATGTTTGGCAATTAATTGATGACAAACAGTCAACAACTTGGCAGAATATAAATACTTCGTAAGGAACAAACATGGCAGCTACAACAACAGAACTAGGGCTAGTAACCCCAACGCAAGGTACGCTCTCGGGTACATGGGGCGACACAGTCAACAACGGTATTACTGAATACACCAATATTGCTATTGCGGGCACAACCACTTTTAGTGGTGACGGTGCCGTAACTTTGGTTAACACCACAGGTAGCGCATCTGCTTCAAACATTGCAACCACATCTGCGCAGTACATGATTGTGCGTGTTACGGGTACGCTGACTACTACCAAAGTTATTACATTTGGTTCTTCTGGCGCAGCCCCTTACAGTAAGTTGTATTTGGTAGACAACGCAGCAACAGGCGGTACTGTAACGTTCAAAGCTTACGGCCAGACAGGTGTTTCGGTAGCTGTTGGTGAAAAAGTTTTTGTGTTTTACAACGGCACGGACATTGTAAAAATCTCTGGCACATTGGTGTCTGGTATTGTTGGCCCAGCCAACGGCGGTACAGGCGTTGCAAATAATGCAGCCAGCACACTTACAATTTCGGGTAACTATGCTACAACGCTAACCCTTACCGGCGCAACTTCAGTCACGATGCCGACATCGGGCACTATTGCCACAAAAGGAAACGCAATAGCTTTTTCAATCGTATTTGGACTTTAAGGACTTAACATGACCACAGTTAACATTGCCGCCGCCACTAGCATTATTGGCACAACTACCTACTTAACACCATCTGCAATTACGGCTGTTGTTTTGTTACCCAACTCAGCAACATCTGCAGCGGTTTACAAGATTAATCAAATTGTTGCCGCTAATGTAAATGGTTCTGCCGCAGTAAACACAACAGTTTCTATTTACTCAAACGGTGCGGTAGCTCAAGGTTCTGCCCCTAGTGGTGGTACGGCATACCCCATCGTGTCGGTAGCTTCTGTACCTATTAACGCTTCTTTAATTGTTGTCGATAAAACGTCGGCCATCTATTTGATGGAAGGTCAATCCATTACGGTGACATCAGGCACGGCCAGCGGCATCACTTACACGATCAGCTACGAAGTTATCAGCTAATCGGAGGCAACCATGTCTCTTAGTAAAGTTGGCGGGATTCTCTCAGCCGGTTTAAACGGCATTAACTACCCTGTCACAGCGGTGGAATACCTTGTCGTGGCTGGCGGGGGTGGTGGTGGATGGCTAGGCGGTGGTGGTGGTGGTGGTGGTGTTCTATCTGCTACTGGTCTTTCAGTCACTATTGGCACTTCATACACAATTACTGTAGGTGCAGGTGGCGCAGCAACAACATCACAAGTTGCAAGTTCTAATGGTTCTAATTCTGTTTTTTCATCCATTACAGCCACTGGCGGTGGAGGCGGTGGGACTTATGACATTAGTTCTGGCGCAGGGCGTACTGGCGGTTCTGGTGGAGGTGGGGCAGCAACTGGCTCAGGAGGCGGTGCTGGAGGTGCGGGTACAAGCGGTCAAGGATTTGCAGGCGGTGCTGGACAAGGCCCATCTCCTTTTACTGGTGCTGGTGGTGGCGGTGCTGGCTCAGTTGGCATTGGCGCAACGGCTAGTGTAAAAGCAGGCGATGGTGGAACTGGATTAGCAAGTTCAATTTCAGGCTCTCAAATATTTTATGCTGGAGGTGCTGGTGGTGGCACACAGGCTTTGCCTTTTGGTATTGGTGCGGCTGGCGGTGGCAATGGTTGTCAAACTTCACCAGTAAGTTTAAATAGCACTGGATTGGCAAATACTGGCGGTGGCGGTGGTGCTGGTGGTAATCCATCTGGTGGAACTCCTGCTGTTTTATTTAATGGTGCGGCTGGTGGCTCTGGAATCGTAATTCTCCGCTACCCCTCTTACTTAGCCCCTGCTACATCAACAACAGGCTCACCAGAAACTTATGTCACAGGCTTTTGGCGTGTGTACAGATTCGTTGCCTCTGGCACGATTACTTTCTAAGGGATAAAAATGGCAACGGGTCTTTTTACTCTCAGACAACAAAACCAAGCCCTAAGACAAGGGGCATGGAGTGGTACGCAAAAGACTGCTTGGGTTGAATATCTAGTTGTTGCTGGTGGCGGTGGTGGTGGCGGTCAAATTGCTGGTGGCGGTGGCGCAGGTGGTTTACTAACTGGCATATTAACTGTTGCCACAGGAACATCTATTACTGCAACTGTTGGTGGCGGTGGCACTTATGGGCTTGACCAAAACACAACTGGAACAAATGGTGTTAGTTCTGTATTTTCAACTATAACTGCATTAGGTGGAGGCGTAGGTGCTTCTATGGTTGCGGGCAATGGTATTGGCGGTAGTGGCGGTAGTGGGGGCGGTGGTGCTACTCAATATGCAACAGGTACTGGTGGACAAGGAACTAGTGGACAAGGAAATGCTGGTGCAAATGGTAGCCCCTATGCGGGTGCTGGCGGTGGCGGTGGCGGTGCAGGGACTGTTGGACTTGTCGCAATAACTACAACAGGTGGTAATGGAGGCGCAGGGATTGCATCAGTAATCAATGGCACAGTAACTACTTATTCTGGTGGTGGCGGTGGTGGTGGCTCTGTTCGTGGTGCTGGCGGTGTAGGCGGTGGAGGTAATGGTGGTCAGGGCGGTATAGCGGCAGATGGCTCTACCAATACTGGCGGTGGTGGTGGTGGCGGTGGAAGTGGAGGTTATCGTGGCGGTAACGGAGGCTCTGGCATTGTCATCATTCGCTACCCAAGCACATTTGCTGATGCCGCAAGTGTGACCAATGGAACAAAAACATCTATTACTGGATGGACTGTTTACACCTTCCTTTCTAGTGGTTCAATCACTTTCTAAGGACAAAGCATGAGTCAAACTTTATTAGGTGGATTCCTTTCCGCAACCTTTAATCCTTTGGCGGGTGATAAGCCATCTACAGTTGAATACCTTGTGGTTGCTGGCGGAGGTGGCGGTGGTGGGCGACCTTCTAGTCAGGTCGGTGCTGGTGGCGGCGGTGCTGGTGGTTTATTAACCCTAACAAATTTTCAAGTTGCCACTGGGTCTTCTTTAACCATTACCGTTGGGGCTGGTGGCGCTGGTGGCGCGGGCGGCTCTAACACACAAGGTGTTTCAGGTTCTAACTCTGTTTTTAGTTCTATTACAGCTATTGGTGGTGGTGGCGCAAGTGGGGGCGGTGTTGCGGCGGCAACTGGCGGTAGTGGTGGCGGCGCTTTAGGTGGCTCAGACTCAGGCGGATCAGGTACTGGAGGGCAAGGCAATGCTGGTGGCGGTTCTGGAAATCAAAGCCCAAGTTACTCTGGTGCTGGTGGCGGCGGTGCTGGAAGTCAAGGACAAAATCAAGTTGGCGGTGGATACCAAGCTGGTAATGGTGGTGCAGGTTTAGTTTCTACGATTTCAGGGTCTTCTGTTCAATATGCTGGTGGCGGCGGTGGCGGAAGTGGAAGTGGCGGTTATCCGGGATTAACTTCTGGCGGAGGCGGCGGCGGTGGAAATGCTGGAAATGGAACCGCAGGCACTGCAAATACAGGTGGTGGCGGCGGCGGTGGTTCTTCAACAGCGGGAACTGGTTATGCTGGCGGCGCTGGCGGTTCTGGGATTGTAGTTATTCGTTACCCCACATCACAACAAGCACCTGCTTCCACAACCGGAAGCCCTCAGATAAGATATGCTGATGGGTATCAGATTTATATTTGGACATCTTCTGGCACAGTAACTTTTTAAGGAGAAAATATGAGCCATTTTGCAAAAGTAGAAAACGGTGTAGTGACGCAAGTCATCGTCATCGAGCAGGACGTTTTAAACCTTGGTCACTGGGGCGACCCAGCATCTTGGGTTCAAACAAGTTACAACACTTCTGGTGGAGTTCACTCGCAAGGCGGTACACCGTTGCGTAAGAATTTTGCTGGTATTGGATTTACATACGACTCGGGCCGTGATGCGTTTATTCCTCCAAAGCCATTTGCGTCTTGGTTGCTAAATGAAAGCACTTGTCAATGGGATGCACCTACAGCCATGCCTGTTGAAGAAGGTAAGATGTTTACATGGGACGAACCCACAACATCTTGGGTTGAAGTAATCGCCTAATAGGAATAATCATGGCTCAATACAGTGGAATGTGGACGCTAAGTCAAGTCAGTCAAGCCGTAAAAGACTTGAATTGGACGGGCATTCCTCCGTCTGTCGTTGAGTATTTGATTGTTGCTGGAGGCGGTGCAGGTGGTTACAACCTTGGCGGTGGAGGTGGTGCTGGTGGTGTGCTTTCTGGCTACGCAGGAATTACATTAGGTTCTTCATACTTTGTAACTGTTGGTGCTGGTGGCGCGGCTGGTGGTAATGGCGCTACTACAGGGTCTGGTGGTGCTTCTGTTTTTAATGCTACTAGTTCAGGTGCATCTACAGGATCTATTGTTGCTACGGGTGGTGGATATGGCGGCTCAGGATACACCACACCAATTGCTGGCGGCAGTGGTGGCTCTGGCGGCGGTGGCGGCGCACAAGGTGGGCCTGCTCTTACTGGAGGAGCCGGAATTTCTGGGCAAGGAAGCAGTGGCAGTAGTTCTAGTTCGTCAAGTTATGCTGGTGGCGGCGGTGGCGGTGCAGGTACAGTTGCAAGTACGGCTGTCTATATTGGCCCACCGGGAATTGGCGGTAACGGCGGTCAAGGTGTTGCATCTGCCATAAGCGGTTCTGTAGTTACATATGGCGGCGGAGGCGGCGGTTCATGTAATAGCACCTCTCCGGGCGCAGGGGGAGCAGGAGGTGGTGGCAATGCCGTAACTTCTGGCACTGCCATATCTGGAATTACAAATACTGGTGGTGGCGGAGGTGGAGGTTGTTTTTTTGGCTCTGGCGGTGATGCTGGAGCAGGTGGGTCAGGTATTGTCATACTTCGCTACCCCGGCTCAATTCAGTATTTTACTGGTGGCACAGTAACTTATGCCGCTGGTTATGTCGTTCACTCGTTTACATCTTCAGGCACATTGGCCCCAACAACGGCTACTAATTTGCTTGGTGCAAACACAATCGTTTTCTTTGCTTCTGGTACATGGACAGCCCCTACAGGCGCTACACAAGTTCAGTATTTAGTTGTAGCGGGCGGTGGTGGCGGTGGTAGTTGGATGGGTGGAGGCGGCGGCGCTGGTGGCTTCCGTACTGCTACAGGCTTATCTGTGACTGCCGGAACAACCTACACGGTTACTGTTGGCGCAGGGGGTGCTGGTTCTGCAATTAGAGACACTGTTGCCACAAATGGATCAAATTCCGTTTTTAGTTCCATTACATCTACAGGCGGTGGATATGGCGGTGCTTCATCCATAGGAACTACATCTGCAAATTCTGGCGGATCAGGTGGTGGTGGATCAGGCACATATGCTGTTGGCTCTGGAAATACTCCATCAACATCACCTAGCCAAGGAAATAATGGCGGCGCTGGGTCTACTGCTGGCAGTGCTTATGGCGGCGGCGGCGGTGGTGGCGCAAGCGCAGTTGGTACGGCTGGTTCTGGTTCTGGCGGCGGTGCAGGTGGTGCGGGCACGGCATCTAGCATCACAGGAATTTCTATTACTTATGCTGGCGGAGGCGGCGGCGGAAATAATACTAGTACACGCGCTTCTGGAGGTGCTGGCGGTGGTGGGGCTGGTGGCGCTGGGCCTACCATTACAGGTGCTGGAGTTGCTGGAACTGCTAATACAGGTGGTGGTGGCGGCGGTGCTTGCAATGATGGTAATAACTCTTATGCCTCTGGTAACGGCGGCTCTGGCATCGTAATCATCAAGTGGAGCTAACCAATGTATGCGCTGGCTCCTCCTGCTACTGTTGCTGTTGGGGCTAGTTGGAGCCGTAGCCAAGAGTGGCTGTCATGTGCGCGAGTTCTATGGGATTGGCTATACAACGCACGATCCAACCCAGCGGCACAAGGAAATGATGGCGTGGCTGGATCAGAACGCAGGTCACTGCAAGTCAACAGAATACATAGTCATCTGGAACAATCTGGCAGAGTGGGCGGGCGCAGCAGATTCCACATGGCTGCGTAGCAAAGTTATTCATGGATACAAAGATGCACTTGAGCGAGAGGCAAAATGAAAGTCAGCTACGACAAGTGGTATCCCGTAGTTCAGCCAAGAGGCTTGGTGCAGCAGGAAGCGTTTATCAAGAAGGTAGACAAGCAAAATGCCGAGCACGCTTTGCAAGTTCAGATTGACAATACGGTAAAGAAGTTTCACCAGTATGAGTATGAGATTTACGAGTTCAGGATGCGGCAGATAACTCTAAACATTGAAATTGTTGGTTTAAAACGAGACATTGATAGATTGGTTTAAACATGGTTACAGCAAAAAAGGTTCCGGCTAAAGCACCTGCAAAGGTAGCGCCCGTTAAAAGGCGTACACCTAAGCCCAAGGCCGAGCAGACAATCAATGTTTCTGTTGCCGCGCCAGCACCTGTTAAAGCTGAAGCCAAAAAGGATGATAGCGCCCTTGGTAAAGTCATCGGTTTAATTGAGTGGGTGGACAATCCCTTTAAGCTGTTTACCGTTATTTTGTTATCGTTCCTGTTCTTTGCAGGGTACTTTGCATGGGATTCCCGTCAGGTCATCCTTCACGCTATTACAACGCAGGACAAGATGCCACAGTTGGCAAAGCAAGAGGCGCTACTTGCCCCTGCTCGTAGCTTGATGAAAGACCTAGACGGTTTGGTTGTGTTGGTTCACAAAGCTAACTTGACGACAAACAGTCGCACTACTGTGTTAGCCCTGAACGCAGATGGCTCACGGGAGAAGTCAATGGAAGGCACGGTAACGTCTCTATTTAATGCAAGCGCAGACCGCAATGCCGCTATGGTGGCTATGCTCAACAATGAAGTCCTGTGTGAAGATTTCAACCCATCTTCCAAAGTTGGTGAGTGGGGCGCTAAACAAGGTGTCAAGTTTATGTGCCGAGGCTCCATCCCCCCTGACATGGGCAAGTTTGCAGGGTATGTAGCCATTGGATTTAAAACCAAGCCAGAGGATATTGCGGCGTTGAAGACCCGTATAAACTTGGCTGCAACTGATATGTCGGAGGATTGATTATGTTGGATATTTTAAGTGGCGGTATTCTAGGTTCAGTTTTTGGTGGGCTGTTCCGAATGGCCCCCGAAGTGCTGAAGTTCTTTGACAAGAAAAATGAGCGCCAACACGAACTCAATATGTTTGCCCGTCAGTGCGAACTGGAGACGCTACGCGGTCAGCAGAAGTTGGCTGAGATAGGCGCTCAACGCGAAGCCGCTATTGACGTAGGTGTCATGGATGCGTTTAACAACGCTATTACACAGCAAGCCGAGATGGTCAAAGCCGCAGGCGGTTGGGTGGCTAGTCTGTCGGCATCTGTCCGTCCCGTGGTTACATATTGGGTGTTGTTTGTCTGGTCGTTTATTCACGTATGGTTTGCATGGAACGCATGGCTTGGCGGTGCGCCAGCCGTAGAAGTGTTTAAGACCATGATGACACCTGACTTCTCAGCTTTGTTGTCTGGGACAATCAACTATTGGTTCCTCGACCGCACCTTGAAGCAACGCGGAATATGAACCTAGAACTAGCCGCTGAACTGTGCCGCCGGTATGAAGGGTATCGGGCCAAGCCCTACCTTTGTCCGGCTGGTGTAGCCACGATTGGCTATGGTTCTACCTACTACGCAGACAAACGCAAGGTAACTTTGGAAGATGCCCCGATGGATGAACCCACGGCTAGAGCACTTTTAATGATTGAGCTTGAGCATACGTATTTACCGGGTGTTTTGCGTAACTGCCCCGGCCTGATTACTGACGTTCGTAAGTGCAATGCCATAGTGGATTTTTGTTATAACTTGGGCACTGGACGCTTGCAGACTTCCACGTTAAAGAGGAAAATCAATGCCAATGATTGGGAAGGGGCAAAAGAACAACTGATGCTCTGGACTAAAGGGGGCGGCAAGGTATTGCCCGGACTACTTAAACGGCGTACTGCTGAGTGCGCTTTACTGGATTGACCGATGCCATTACAAAAAGTTTTATTTAAGCCGGGCGTCAACCGTGAAAATACCCGCTACACCAATGAAGGTGGCTGGTATGAGTCGGATAAAATCAGGTTTCGCCAAGGCACTCCAGAGGTTATTGGCGGGTGGGAACCTTTATCTGCTGACACATACCTTGGCGTTTGCCGTTCATTGTGGAATTGGGTAACGCTTGGTGGTGATAACCTAATTGGAATTGGCACAAACCTTAAGTTCTATTTGGCGCAAGGTGGTGTGTTTTATGACATTACGCCGATTCGCGCAACTTCCACGATTGACAACAATCCTTTTGTAGCAACCGCTAGCTCCGCCACAATCACAGTTACAGACACAAATCATGGCTGTATAACGGGCGATTTTGTAACCTTTAGCGGCGCAGTTGGCTTAGGCGGCAACATCACAGCCGCTGTTTTAAACGCTGAATACCAAGTTTCGGTTATCAATGCTAACAGCTACACGTTTACTGCGTCTGCTACCGCTAATGCAACAGATGCTTTAGGTTCCCCCGGCGGCGGTGCTTCGGTTGTTGCGACGTATCAAATTAACGTCGGCCCGGCAATCCCCGCCCCCTTGACCGGCTGGGGCGCTGGTACTTGGGGTAGTCCTCCCCCTGTTGCACCCCCTTCAACTATTGGCACATGGGGTTATGGTACAACTTCAACAGTTGCTTTGCGCCTGTGGAATCAAATTAACTATGGTGAAGATCTAGTGTATGGCCCCCGTACAGGCGGTATTTATTATTGGAATGCAACCAACACCGTTACTACTCGGGGCGTATTGCTTAACAGCCTTGGCGGTACAGTCACATTTACAAATGCTTCGCCGACTGTGGTGACTTCCACTATTCTTTATACAGAAGGTGCGGCAATTCAATTCTCTGGTGGTTCGCTACCTACCGGTGTATCTGCAGCTACTACATACTACGTCTATACTGTTAATGGGTTGACATTTAATCTGCTTGATAATGCTGGCAACGTAGTTAACACATCTTCTACGGGCTCCGGCTCTGTGTCTTTAATTGTTGACGTACCTACTGTACAGAACAACATAACGGTGTCGGATAGTTCACGCTTTTTAATTGCTTTTGGCTGCAATGACTACAACTCCAGCGTACTTGATCCTATGCTGATCCGTTGGTCAGCGCAGGACGACCCTTACAACTGGACACCTGATCCTACAAACCAAGCAGGGTTTACTCGCCTATCTCATGGCTCAGAGATTGTTACAACTGTACAGACCCGCCAAGAGATTGTGGTATTTACGGACTCCAGCGTGTATTCGCTGCAGTATCTTGGCCCACCATATGTATGGGCAGCGCAGCTTCTTGGCGATAATGTTTCGATCATGAGTCCTAACTCGGCAGTGATTGCTTCCGGCGTTATTTACTGGATGGGCGTGGATAAATTCTACGCATATGATGGTCGTATACAAACGCTTAATTGTGATCTGCGCCGATATGTGTTCCAAGATTTAAACCAAGAACAAGCGCTCCAAGTTTTTTGTGGTACAAACGAAGGTTTTAACGAAGTATGGTGGTTCTACTGTTCAGCCGACAGCACTGCTATTGACAAGTACGTAATCTATAACTACGTTGAAAAAGTTTGGTATTACGGCACAATGTCTCGTACAGCTTGGCTTGATTCGGGATTACTATCGTACCCCGTTGCCGCCTATTACACCAGCAGTACCGCTACAGGTAACTTAATCAACCATGAGACTGGTTTGAATGACAATACAACCGGCACTGCTGCTGCGATTGACGCTTATATTTCTTCGTCTGAGTTCGATATTGGTGACGGCCATAATTTTGGCTTTGTCTGGCGTGTGCTGCCGGACTTAACTTTTGGTGATTCTACGAATGCGCCTTCTGGTGCGGTTCCAGTAATAACTATGACCCTATATGGTCTGACGAATTCTGGCTCTGGTAGAACAAGTAGCGCAAGTCAGAATGTATCTAGCAGTAGCACCTATGACATTACCGAAGAGTTTACTGGGCAGATTTACACCCGTATGCGCGGTCGCCAAATGATTTTTAAAGTTAGGTCGAACCAGCTTAATACAGCTTGGCAGTTGGGTGCCCCTCGTATTGATATACGACCAGACGGACGACGTTGATGGCTTCTAGCGGTCGCATCATTAACCCCGCAGTACCCAACTTACCATTGGGGACGAAGGAGTACGAACAGCGCTATCAAGACCAATTTACAAACATTTTGCGTCTGTATTTTAACCAACTGCGTAATTCATTAAATGAGTTGCTTGGCGGTGCCGGAGGCAAGTACATTGCATTTCCTTACGGAGCATTTTCAAGCTACACCAGCCAGTCCACAACTGCCAATACAGCTACGTTACTAACCATGTCTAATACAGACTTCTCCAATGCTGTATCGCTTCAGTCAGGGTCGAAGATAACGGTAGAGAATGCTGGTATTTACAACCTGCAGTTTAGTGTGCAAGTGCAAAATTTAGATAACGCGCCGCAGGATATGTATATCTGGCTTCGTCAAAATGGCACGGACATTGTGGGTTCTACTGGGGTACTCGGACTCCCCGCCCGTAAAAATCCCGGTGATCCATCTCATGACATTAAGGGCTGGAATTACTTTTTGTATATGAACGCTAACGATTACGTTCAAATCTATTGGTCGCCCACTATTGCAACGTTTACTATACCGACGTACGCGGCTTCGGGCACGCCAACTAAACCATCAACTGCTTCTGTCGTAGCTACACTTTCATTTGTGTCTGCGCTACCAACATGATATTATTGACCAACCCCCATTTTGAGAGGCAACTATGAGCCTTGCAGTACTAGCTGACCACATGGCATCAAAGGGTCGCGGCGGCGATTCGATGCTTATCCACATGGCCCCCCAAGAAGTTGCGGGGCTTCAAGCTTTGGCAATGGCCCACGGCGGCTCGCTTACGATTAATCCTGATACGGGTTTACCCGAAGCTCTTTCTTTAAAGAAATTGCTCCCAGCGATTATTGGTTTTGGCATTACAGCCATGACAGGTATCCCTGCTTGGCAGGTTGGCTTGGGTGTTGGCGCAGTTGAGACTGCCCGTACTGGCGATTTGGGTCGTGGTATTAGCGCAGGTCTTGGTGCCTATGGTGGCGCTGGTTTGGGCGCTAGTTTTACAGCAGCCCCAGTAGCGGAGATGGCGGGTTCTCAAATTGCGTCTCAAGCTGTGGATCAAGCCGCTTTAGAAGGTATTCAACTCCCATCAAACTACGCGGAAATGGCGGCAAAGACAGCTACTCCTGACCAGCTTATGGCGGCTAGAGATTCAATGTCGTTTGGAGATTTAGCAAGTAAAGGTGCAAAAGCTATTGCGGATAACCCATCAAGCGTACTCACTAAAGACAACTTTAAATATTTAGCCGCCGCCGCTAGCCCTATCCTAGCTGGCGAAGCAGTTAAATCTAATATGCCCCAAACGGTTACTAAGCCCGGCGCAATTCGCCCTTATTCTTATGACCCTTATGGTGGTGGTTTTACCGCATACCCTGAATACGAAGTCCCTAAGAGAGCCGCTAGTGGTGGAATTATGGGTTTTGATGAGAGCGTAAATTCGCCTATGTCCCATCAGAGCCTAAGCAACATGCAGGATACGGGTGGTATGTTTAACTACGCCCACGATGGTGGTGGCGTTATGCGCATGGCTCAAGGCGGTATTGCTGGGTATGCTGATGGCGGCTCCGCTGCCGCTGCCTATGCTGCGGCTAACAACATTGATTTAAACAAAAACATTAATCAATGGATTACGGACAACCCCAACGCAAACCGCGCAACAATTGATGCCGAAATGAATAAGTACGGTATTAGTCAAGACGACGTAAATCGTGCTTTGTCTGGTAGTACAGTAACTTCAGCCGCAGTTGACTATGGGTTATCTCACGGCATGGGTCTGTCTGACATCAATCAGAACATTGCTAACTTTACTAACGTCACAAACAAGAACGCTACTGATGCACAAATTGATGCTGCGATGAGCCAGTACGGTATTAGCAATGAAGACGTTGCCCGTGCGTTAGCAGCTACTGGTGGTTCGCAAGGTGAGCAATACGCTGTTCTGGCCGGTAACATGGGTCTGTCTGGACTTAATCAAAATATCAATAGCTGGCTAGCTGCAAACCCTAAAGCTACTCTTGCCGACGCGCAAGCTGCTATGACTACATCCGGCATTAACGAGGCCGACGTTCTGCGTGCTACGGGTAAATCTTTAACAGACTTGTATCCTAAAAAGCTTGTTTGTGGGGACGGTTTTGAGTTGAATGCAGCAGGTACGGCGTGTGTAAAGAAAACGCTCACCTGCGGCCCCGGGTATGAACCAAATGCGGCTGGTACTGCTTGTGTGCCTATTACTAAGAAAACGCTTACTTGCGCAGAAGGGTATGAGCCAAATGCTGCCGGTACTGAATGCGTAAGGAAAACAACCACAGATACAAAAACTATTGTTTGCGGAGTTGGATTCCACCCAAGTATTGATGGTAAATCGTGCGTTAAAGACTTAGAAATTGTTGATGATTTCCATTTTTGCCCCACTGGTCAACATTGGGACGCTAGCGCAGGTAAATGTGTAGCAAATATTAGCGCAACGCAAGAAACAACCACCACTGTAGACACACCTACGAGTTTAACCACAGCCGTTGATACCGCTCTGCCTGTTGGTGTATCCGGTACAACTGGCCCATCTATTATTGGTGGCGGCTCGACAGTCAATCCCAACGGCACAATTACAACTTCTCCAGTTATCCCCGGCATCCCAGTAGGTGGATTTACGGGTATGGAAGATGTACGTAATGCGTACACTAAAGGTGGCGGTAGTTTGGGTTACGTTCCCTACGCGCCAAAAACAATGGCTGAGTTCAACGCCAAGTACAACAACTTGACTGGTGGTTCTAAGCAAGCCTACGATTATTTGACGGGTAAGGCTCCTTACTCCCCAACACCTTTTACTCCAACTGGGCAAATCTTCAAGCCTTACTCGGAGGCTATGGGTATTCCGCAAGACTTAACAAAACGCATGTATATTTTTGATCCCGCGACAAAAACGTACAAACGTAACCCTGACTACAAACCACCTTCATACGCAACTGCTGGTACTGCGGCAGCTACGGGTTCAACTACGGGTACTACAGGCGCGGCAACTGATTTAACAGATCAGTCCAAGCCACCAACTACTGATCCCGGGCCCGGTAATGAATGGTTATGGGACTACGACAGCAAGAAATGGTACGCCTCAGAGATTCAAAGATCTGCTAACGGTGGTTTGATGGCTGAAGGTGGCTTAGCTGCTTTGACTATGGCTCGCGGTGGTAATACGCACGCGCCATTCTTCTCAAAGTCGACTGGTAAATTTACTTCACGAGCCCCACAGGTTTACGCAGATGGCGGTATGGCTGAGCAATTCAACCTTGGCGGTTACTCTGATGGCGGCAGACTTTTGCGTGGCCCCGGTGATGGTGTGTCCGATTCCATCCCTGCAACTATCGGTAACAAGCGTCCTGCACGTTTAGCCGACGGTGAATTTGTAGTGCCCGCACGTATTGTGTCTGAGTTAGGTAATGGCTCGACGGAAGCTGGTGCACGCAAGTTGTACGCAATGATGGACAGAGTTCAAGCTGCCCGTAAAGGTTCAATCGGCAAAGGCAAAGTGGCTAACAACAGCCGTTCCGACAAATATCTTCCCGCATAAGGAGCCGATAAATGGCTGATACCCCAACACAAATAACGCAAACGAACTACGGCTTTGCACCGGAAATTGCTCCTTATGCGCAAGGCTTGTTAGGCCAAGCGCAAGCATTGACTGACACTGAATACAACCCGTACATGCAGTATCAGGGAGAGCGCGTTGCTCAATTCTCCCCATTGCAAAACCAATCGTATGAAAATGCAGCGTTAATGCAAACTCAGCCCCAGTTGCAGGACGCAACTGCTTTGGCGGGCGAAGCGGGATTAGGCGCTATAAACACTGGGTATACATATAACCCATTCCAAACGCAGTCGTTTACTAGCCCTCAAATGGCTGAGAGCTACATGTCTCCGTACATGCACAATGTAGTAGAGCGTCAGCAAAATGATGCTAATCGCCAAGCCGCAATTGCTCAGCAGGCTCAGGGAGCCCAAGCTGCTCGTTCCGGTGCGTTTGGTGGTAGCGGTGACTATCTTATGCGTGCTCAAGCTGCTGGTAACTTAGCCCGTCAAAAGGGCGACATTATGGCCCAAGGTCAGCAAGCCGCTTACCAACAAGGCATGGGTCAGTTCAATACAGAACAAGCTGCTACACAAAACGCTGCCCAGTTAAATGCGCAACAAGGTCAGTTTGGTGCGGGTCTAGGTCTTCAAGGTTTACAAACAGCACTGACTGCATCAAATGCACTCGGCAATCTGGGTAACATGCAGTACCAGCAAAACATGGGCGTTAACGCATTGCAGAACCAATACGGTTTGCAACAACAAGCGCAGATGCAGACTGACATAAACAACAAGTATCAGGACTTTTTGAACTATCAAAACTACCCATACAAACAATTGGGTTTCATGTCAGACATTATTCGCGGTGTACCATTGACTTCTACAGGTTCGTCTGTATACACAGCTCCTCCTTCCACAGCACAAACTGTTGCTTCGTTAGGTCTTGGCGCTGCTGGGGTTAGCAAACTTTGGGGTGGTGCTAATGGTGGTGTGGCTATGTCTAATGGTGGCGGTCTTGGCGCGCTTGCTCTGAACAACTTGGTCTAAGGAAAATATCATGGCGATTGATATGGCATCTGTCTATGCCGCACGGTATAGAAAGCAACCCGACATGCTTCGTGCTGCGGTGATGGGCCAGAGTCCTGACCCCAAGTTAGACTCTTATACAGCGTTAAACGCACTACGTTTGGTTAAAGAAGCCGACATGATGGATATGGCGGGTCAGGCACAACAGCCAACTTCGTCCCCCTCTATTCTTGCTCAGAACATGGCTCCTCCTGCACCTCCACAGGGTTTGGCTGGAATGATTCCTATGGGCGCACCCGCAGGTCAAATGCCACAGGGTATGCCGCAGCAACGAGCTCCAATGCCACAGCCTGTTATGCAAGCAGCCTCTGGTGGTTTAGCTAGTATGCCAACTGCTGATGAAGACTACGCCGATGGCGGTATTGTTGCTTTTAGATTGGGCGGCGATACAGACGAAGAAGCAGAATACCAAGGTGAGACTACAGATACAGGCTACTCCGACTCGCGAGGCCGTAGTGTAGATGCTGAAGGTAATCTTATTGATGATGGTACAGATGCCGGTACCGGTAACGCAACCGATCGGTTTAACTCTCTTCTGGCTAAGCAAATAGCCCGAATTCAAGGCGGTTCTTCCAGAGTTACAAGCCCAGAAGATGCGGCTAAGATGGAAGAAGAGTACTACCAGCGTGAACTTAAAAGAGCTGGCCCAGATATATACAAAGAAGAACTTGCACGTGGCCCGCAAGACGAAGCCGACAGACTTAAAGCAAGACGAGTCGGTGAAGCTAATGCGTTATTCACTGCCGCAGGGAAAGTATTGACCGGTAACAGGCTGTCTACTGGTGCTAGAGAAGCGTTACCTGCATACGGTAATGAGATGAGCAAAGTAGAACAAGCCGACCAAGCTGCTAAGTCTGCCAACGCAAGAGCGCAGTTTGCACTTAAAGATGCCCAGCGTAAAGAGCGTATGGGTTCCAGCCGTGCGGCTCAAGCTTCCATGGAAAATTATCGTAAGTTCCAGCAAGATGAGAACAAAGCTACGATGGATAGAGACCGAATCGTAGCTGAACTTGCGGCCAAAGGTGTTACGGGCAACCGACCACTTCGCGGCGCTGCTGGTGCTAGTGGGCCTAAGCTCGCTGAACAACTAGGTGTGGCTGAAATTGAATACGGCAGAAACCCAACCAAAGAAAACAAAATTACCGTTGAAGCTTTGCGCAGGGCTGTGTCACAGACTAAGACTTCGTTTTCTACTGGTGAAATTGGGCCAGAAAAAGCTAGGGTCACCACAGCGCCTATACAGCAGCGTATTGACGCTAAGGTTGCCGACTCTATGAAATCTTTCCCAACCATGAATCCAGCTTATAGAAGAGCTAAACGAGAGGGGAACGAAGAGGAAGCCAATCGTTTGTGGAAAGCTGAAGAAACTAGATGGCGTGGTATACACTCTAAAGCTGAAGCCGCAGCAGGTGGAGGACAACCCGGTACTGCTGGTAACCCAATCATAATCCCTTGAGGCTCTAGATGCCCATCTATGAATACCAAGGTAAGCAATACGATATTGCTACCGACGACCCATCTGCAGCTAAAACTAAGATTCTTAGTTACCTTGGTACTCAGGAAGCACCCCCTGCGCAAGCCCTTGCGCCCAAACCTACGCAACCTGCGGCGTCTGCTGATTTCGACTTTGGTTCTCCTATGGGAACTGGTTCAGAAGAAATCATGGCAGCGGCGCAGGCTAAGCCTAGTGTTCCTCCGGTTAAGAGCGTACTGACAGGCCGCGAAGTTGAATACGATGAGGAAGCTTTAAACCGTGCATCCCGCCGCAAATATGTAGAGCAGGGTGTTAAGGAAGCCGAGCGCCTCACGGCAGTAGGTAAGCAAAAGTTGGACATTAAAAAAGCCGGGCGTGAAAGACTGCGCCAAGAAGCCGCAAACGAGAACTATGGCTTTCTAGACTTTGCCGCTGACTCTGGTATCGACTTGACCAAAGGTGTAGTCGGCTTGGGTGAGACCTACGTTGGTTTGCTCAACCTTACTTCGGGCGGTGCGGCGGGCAAGGTGTTAGGGCGTATGGGCTATGACCCAGAACGTACAACTGAATTCTTAAATGGTTTCCAATCTCTTACTCGTAAAGACGCACGGCAAAGTGTTAAAGAGGCTGAAGGTTTTCTCGATACCCTAGCTGCGCTGTCTGTTAACCCAACAGAACTGATTGGTTCTGTAGTTGAGTCCCTTCCCGGCACAGTTGCGTCTGGCGGCGTAGGCGGTAAGTTTGTTCGCTCTATTGTTAGCAAAGCCGCGCTTGAAGCAGAAGGCTTAGGGTTAGTCGGCCAGCAGGCTCAAAACTTTATTACCCAAAAAGTTAAAGACCAGACATACCGCATCGCGGCTGTTACTGGTAGTGCAGAAGGCGCACAAACCGCTGGTTCTATTGCTGAAAAAGCCCGCCAAAAAGACGAGACTGGAGTGATTACGTTGTACCGGCAATTGCTGCTGGTTTTGGTACGGCTGCGGTTTCTGCAGTATCCGGTAAAGTTGCACAGAAACTTGGTATTGGCGACGTTGAAACTAATATTGCTGCGCGATCGGCAGGTGTTAAGGGTATTGGTACTGGAGAAGGCGCATACCTAACTAGGTTGTTTAAAGAGGTGTTCAAAGAAGGCGTACTTGAAGAGATGCCTCAAGGAACCCAAGAACAGATTTTTACCAACCTTGCTACCGGTCGCCCATGGGATGAAAACATTGGCAAAGCCGCTGCTCAAAGTTTAATGACCGGTATAGCTATGGCTGGTGGTCATAGCACAGGCGTTGCTGCGCTGCAAAAAACTTCTTCCACATTAAATAATGCTTTGTTTGGTCTCTCTAAAGAACAGCAAAAGCAGCAAGAAGAAGAGCTAAAACAAACTGAAGAAGCGCCCCCACCTCCACCACCTCCACCACCTCCGCCACCTGCGGCTACTGCGGAAAAGCAACCATCCTCTGAAGTGCAGGCCGATCAAGCCCGGGCCGATAAAATTACTGCGCTTACGCAAGTATTAGAGAAGCAGGGCATACCCGCAGATAATGCCGAGAGGATTGCTACACGCAGAGTCGATGCGGAGTTAAAAGCTGAAAACAAAGTTGCAGCTATTAAAGTACCCGAAGGTCGTGTAGAACAAATCACACAGGACTTAATTGCGGCTGGAGTTCCACCACAACAGGCAAAGATTGACGCACAGCAATTAGCTCAAGAGGAGGCACAATCAGATGAGCTTGCGCAGACAGAAACAGGAGGAACAGCAAATGTTGCTGAACCTATCAGTACTCCAAGTGGAGAAAGCGTTAGCATGGCTGGACAGCCCAGTCCAGAACCCCCCGCCGGAGGAGTTGGAGTCATTGAGCCAAGTGGAGTGGTTTCTACTAGACCGGATGTTGCAGGAGTTACTGTTGGAGAAACAGTCGAGCCGCCTGCACTAGTGGAAGCGCCCCCTGCGGAAACACCTGCGGAAACACCTGCGGAAACAACCGCTAAAACTACTATTGGTGAATCCGTTTTATGGCAAGGGAACCCCGTTAAAGTTCTAAGCAAACCTAATGTTGAGCCAGATGGAATTTCTTATACAAGAGTCAAGTTTCAAAATGCTGCTGGAACCTTTGAGGGCGAAGGCGCAACAGATCACTATATTCCTACCGAAGAATTAAACACAGAAGCCCCACCAGAAACTGAAGGAGCCCAACTTGGCACTGAAACCTCTGAAGCCATCAAAACAACGCAAGAAGGACAAGCGGCACCAACAGCCGGAGCAGGTAAAGGTAAAGGCAAACGTGGTCGGCCACCTGTTCAGCAACGCCACGTAGTTACAGAAAACTCCGAAGGCGGGTTTGACCACGTTACAAATGGCGAAGTAACTGCAACGTACGCAAATAAAAAGCAAGCTATTGCAGCTGTCAATCTAGCTAAGGCGCAAGATGACAACAACCCTGTAAAAGTTGCTAAGTTTCAAGCCGAACTAGATAAAGCACTTGCCTCAAAAGGTAAAGGCCGACCAGCTAAGGCTGTGTCAGAAGAAGGTGTAGAGGAGCTAAACCGAGAAGATAAAGTAGAGCTTGATGCTTTGGAGTCGGCGCTTGAAGCGTACAACTCACCCGGAAGTAAAGACAAAATACAGGGCGCAGCAGAATACATTAACGATGCTGCTAACGATAAGACTGCGCCTGAAGCAGTGCGTAAACGTGCCAAGCAAATGCTTGAGGATGACGTTGATCCAAAGGATATCCCTAAGAAGTTGCGTTCTTCTGAAGCAAAAGTAGCCAAGCCTGACACAGGGTTTAGCAAGCTGACTAACGGCTCACAAGCAATTGCGCAGATTATCAAGACTGGTAATCTGTTCCAGCGGTTTGTTGCGCAACGTATCCGCAACTTTGTAGTCGGCGTTAAGTTCGTAGTTGTTGAGAAAGGCGATCCAATGCCGCCCGAGTTGAGTGGCGCTCGTGGATTGTTTGTTTATACACCCGGGTCTAAAGAACGTACCATATACGTGCGTGGTAGTAGCTTTGGAGACCAACAAGGCATAAATAACATAACAGTGCTACACGAATTGCTGCACGCAGCAACGGCTAGTCGTATTGAAGCAGGTCTATTAAAAGGCTTTAAGAACGCTAGCCTTCAGAAGTTTATGCGTGAGATGGAAAGCTTGATGAAGCGTACGCAAGAAGCGTATGAAGAAGGCGTGCTGTTTGGCGATATTCCTCCCGCAGTGCAGCAAATGATTGAAGGCACTACTGACCGCGATAGAACCGGCAAGATAGTTATAGGTGTGTTTGCCGACCCACATGAGTTCTTGGCTTACGGCATGTCTAGCCCTGAATTCCAGAAGTTCTTAATGAGCGTACAAGGTACACGTGGCACGGGCTTCTCTGGGTTCGTTACTAGTATCCGTGATTTGTTTGGTGTTAAGCAAAGTGAAGCTACTGCGTTTACTGACTTAGTCGACATTACCGACAAAATGCTTGGTAAAAGACTGACCCGAGTTGAAACTAAAGCTGGCGCGCTTCCGCAAAAAGACGGCTTTACTCCTCCCGAATTTGACGAGCAAGCAGATATTAGAGTAAAACGTTCCGCTTTAGAACTAGAACGTGACGCACGCAAGGCAAAACAAAACGTAGCTAACTCACGTGAAGGCGATATAGCTACGGCTGTAGAAGCTATGCAGAAAGAACGTGACCCGTCTAAGGTGCGTCAGATTCTTTCTAACGCTTGGAGTTGGGCCGACTACAAACAACGTGAAGCCATGGTGCGCTTGCCTACGTTTGATTTCCTTGCAAAGTGGGCTGCCGAAAAAGGTATTAGTGCGCTTACCCAAACCAACGTATACCTTGAACGTATGTTGGGTATGTCTCAGCAGTTCTTGGCTGGTGCTGAACAAATTGTCGGTATGCTTGACCGTGGGTTTAAAGAAGACAAAAACCTTAGCCGCAAGGCATTTGAAGACTTTGTATACGCAACTACTATTGCTGAGATTGACCCTTCTAACCCCAATGCAGTTGAGCGTAGCGTAACCCTTGACAAAGACTATGCGGCACTTGGCCCTGTTGGTCAGCGCATGTACAAAGACCTGCGTAATTACTACGAAGGCATTATTGAGTTGTACTCTGACCTGCTTGACGATCAAATTCAAAATGCGCAAGGTCTAACAATAGCCGACAAAAACAAGTTAATGGCTATGCTACGCAAAACGTTCGAAGCTAAAGCGCGTATCAAGCCTTACTTCCCGTTAGTGCGTCGTGGTGATTTTTGGTTGGCTATTGGGTCAGGTGAGAAGCGTAGGTTCTACACATTTGAAAGCCGCATCGACCGCAATAATAAAGCCGCTGAGCTTGCCGCCCACAAGGGTGATGACGTCGAAGACATGTTGTTCCGTCAGGAATTTGTGCAGGGTAATGACCTTGGTTCGTTGCGTACAGCGTCCAAAGATTCTAGCCAGATGCTCAAACAAACGTTTGACGCTATCGACAAAATGGAAATGGGTGAGGACTCTGCTGAAGCTAAAGAAGGCTTAAAAGATGCTGTGTATCAAATTTATTTGAGCACAATGCCGGAGCAGACTTTCCGTAAGCAATTTACGCATCGTAAGAACCGCATGGGTTTCAGCACCGATGTAAGACAGAACGTAGCTACAACTGCGGCTAAGCAGGCAACTCAGTTGGCTCGTTTGAAATACGCACCTCTGCTTCGCAACTCTTTGTCTGGCGCACGTGAAGCTATACGCGAACGGGAAGAGCTATCCCCATTTGTGCAAGAAGCTGAGAAGCGGGTTAACTTGGCACTGTCCGGCGGTAACGGATCATTAGGTGAAGCTGTTGCTGGCACAGCTAATAAAGCTTCCTTCTTCTGGTACTTGTCTGGCGCATCATCGGCTTTGATTCAGCCAAGTAGCATCTTTATTTCTGGTTTACCCGTACTCGCTGGTAACTACAACAATGCTACCGGTGCTGGCCTAGAGCTCGCAAAGATGGTTACTTTGGTTAACCAATACAGCATCCTGCGCACCAACTCAGACGGCACAACTTCTATCTCTGCACCAAGTATTGCTAATAGTAAGTCTCTCCCTGCGGATGAGCGCAAAGCAGTTAGCGAAATGGTTTCACGTGGCGTGTCTCAGTCTACCTACGCATCTATGGTGTGGGGTTACAAACAGACACCGACTGAGTCTATGTACTTCAGTTTGAATAAAGGCTTTGGCAATATCCCCGTTGCTTATGGCAAAGGTAAACGTATGGCTAGCTTTTTGGTTGGCGCTTTGATGCACAACACCGAGCGCTTAAGCCGAGAAGCAGTGTACCTAGCCGCGTATCGTTTGGGTAAGAAGCAAGGTTTGTCGTATGGGGACGCAGTTCAAAAAGCAGTCGACTCTACCAACGAAGCGTTAGGTAACTACGATGTTACAAACAAGCCTCGCTTTATGCAACAAGGCATTGGTAAGGTTGCGTTCCAGTTTAAGATGTACCCATTGCAGATGACTCTGCTAATGCTGACTAACCTCAAGAAAATGTTGCCGTTCCTTAATAAAAAAGGAAAGAAAGAGGCAGCAACTAAGTTCTTCGGCATGATGGGCACTTCTGCACTACTCGGCGGCGTAACAAACATGGCTCTATTTAGCCCCATCATGGGGCTAATTGGTTGGGCTTGGGGTCAGATGCGTGGGGATGATGACTGGCCTGAAGAGCTTAAAGACCTTGACTTTACAACTTGGTTCCGCACTGTGTTTCTACCCGAGCACCTTGGTGACGTTACAGTTGGTGGCGTACCAGTAAGTGACTTA